CTTGCTCGAGCAATCGCAGGGGATGCATCGGACAACATTAAAGGCGTTCCTCGTGTTGGGCTTGGGACAATTAAAAAACGTTTTCCTTTTATGGCTGAGTCAGAAAGTCAAAGTTGTCAGTCTCTTGTTGAACACTGTCGACAAGTACCAAAGGCTCTCTCTTGTCATAAAAAGATTATCGACAATTCTTCTGTAATTCAATCTAATTATGGTATCATGCAACTATATAATCCAATTATATCGCCTCTAACCTTAAAGCAGATAATGTTTAATGTAACAGAATTCCAGCCAAAGGTCAACATAACGGACATAAAAAAGATGACAATTTCAGATGGATTTGTGGCTTATAGATTTGACGAACTTTATGCGGCGTTTCGAAGAATTGCAACATAATTATACACCAGAGGACATACACATGCAATCTTATTTAATTTCTATTCTTATCTCTTGCGTCGAGCCAATTATTACTTTTGGTGAAGGTGACGAGTGGGATTATCATTATCAATGGGTATGCGAAGATCCTACACCACGGTATCTGCAAATTAAAGCATATCAAGAATTGCCATTTACAAAGACAGAAACTGTCGACCTCTTCAACAGATCGCCTGTAAGAGAGGCGTTCAGTGAACAGTAATTTATTTATTGCAATTGCTTTCTTTTTAGTTGGCCACGTTCTTTCGTGGTATGGAGCAAACCTCCAGTTCGTATCGCCATGGTGGAAAGAGCGTTCGATATTGCTCTGCTTGTTGATCTCAATTCCTACTGGACTTGCGTGGCTTTATGGCGCAAGATATATAATGGAATGGACACCAGAGCTATGGACGTCAAGATTTATAGGTTTTTCTCTATCATATCTGACATTTCCTTTAATGACATGGTATTACCTTGGAGAATCTCCATTTACTCTAAAAACGGTAATCTGTACAATCCTTGCATTTACAATAGTTATGGTTCAGCTATTCATGAAATAATAACTATCAGAAAATCTAATAGTTCTAAGAGTTAGTAATATACGACATCTTAGCGAAAATACAAAAACGCCTCGGTCAAATGGGCGTTTTCTTTTTTTGAGACTACAAAAAAGAAAAAAATAACTTGACATTCCTTTTATAATATGTTATAATATTTATATACATCGGAGCAATTATGCAAACACAAACAGACAACTTTTCAAAGTTCGGTAAGAGTTTTCAAGAAAAACTATGCCAGCTTATGCTTGAGGATCGCCCCTTCTGCGATCAAATCACAGAGGTCCTCGACATTCAATTTCTTGAGGTTAAATATCTTCAAGTTTTCGTACAGACAATCTTAGATTATCGTCACAAATATGGAGTTCATCCTACTTATGAAATCCTCGCAACAATCTTCAAATCTGGCATCACAGAATACGATGATGCCGTTCAAAAGCAAGTGCGAGATTACTACACACGAGTCCTCTCCGGAAAGGTCGAAGGCGCTCAATTTGTTAAAGATACAGCAATGGATTTCTGTCGCAAGCAAGTTCTAAAGCAAGCGATGATGAAGTCAGTTGGTCTTCTAAAATCATCGTCATTTGACGAAATTTCAAAGGTAATTAATGATGCTCTTAAACTTGGTTCTGATAACAACTTCGGCCATGACTGGCTGGCTGATTTTGAACGTAGGTTCGAGATCAAAGCAAGAAACCCAATCTCAACAGGATGGGAACGAATGGATGGGCTGTGTAAAGGTGGCCTTGGGCGTAGCGAACTTGGTGTGGTTATCGCTCCTACTGGCGCTGGTAAATCAATGGTCCTTGTCCATTTAGGAACCCAAGCTCTCAAAGAAGGCAAAACTGTCGTTCACTACACATTAGAATTATCAGACACCGTTGTCGGTTCTCGTTATGACTCTTGTATGACTGGCATTCCGCTTAACGATCTGATGCACAACAAAGAGGAGATATTTGACCAAATCTCTGATGTTGAAGGCTCGCTCATAGTTAAAGAATATCCCACTAAGTCAGCAACAACTCAATCAATCAAAAATCACCTCGAGAAACTTAAAAAGAGAGGTATTCATCCCGATATGGTTATCGTGGACTATGCTGACTTATTGAGACCAGTCAAGAGTCGTTCCGAGAAGCGACACGAGTTAGAATCACTTTACGAAGAACTCCGTGGGATTGCCCAATCCATGGAATGTCCAATCTGGACCGCTTCACAAACCAATAGGTCTGGGCTAAATGCTGAAGTCATCACGATGGAAGCAATCTCGGAGGCATTCAACAAATGCTTTGTCGCAGATTTTATTTTCACTGTATCAAGAACAATTGAAGACAAGAAAGCCAACATGGGTCGCATCTTCCTTGCGAAGAACCGTAATGGTCCCGATGGTCTGGTTTTACCCATTTTTATGGATACAGCGAATGTCTGCATAAAGATCCTTGAAGATCAAGACGAGTTGGAACAACAGCGTGCCAACCCTGTCGCTAATGCCAAAGAACACATTAAAAATAAATATTCACATTTGTTAAACAAGTAATAGGAGTACTAAATGTTTAAGATAAGCGAGGTGAATGTTCGCAAGTTCAAGCTTTCGGACAATTTCATCAGTCAATACAAAGATAGAGAAGTTCCATGGGGACCGGTTGGATATATCACATTCAAACGAACCTATGCTCGCCGCCTCTCCGAATTCACAGAAGGAGCGGAAGGAACAGAAGAATGGTATCAAACCTGTCGTCGTGTCATCGAAGGTATGTTTGATATTCAGAAACGTCACGTCCACGCCCTTGGTTTGGAATGGAATGATCAAAAAGCCCAGAGAACTGCCAAAGAAGCCTACGAGCGTCTCTTCACTCTCAAGTGGACACCACCGGGCCGTGGTCTTTGGATGATGGGAACCAAGTTCATTTACGAACGAACAGGTGCCGGTCTTTTCAACTGCGCTTTCCGCTCAACTCGTGAGATCTCAACAAAGGGTGGTTACATCTTCGCTTGGATGATGGATGCTCTCATGGTTGGTATTGGAGTTGGTTTTGATACTCTCGGTGCAGGTACATGCACTATCCGAGAACCACAATACACAGAAGAACTATATACTATTTCCGATTCTCGCGAAGGATGGGTCAAGTCGGTCCAAATCCTTCTCGACGGATTTTTCTTCGGCAAAAAAATTCCCATCTTTGACTACTCGGTTATTCGAGGCGCTGGAGAGGAAATCAAAGGCTTCGGAGGAACAGCTTCGGGATATGGCCCGCTAAAGGAACTACATGATTCGCTTAAAGAACTTTACACGTCGCTTATCGGCAAAGAAATTGATTCGGTTTCAATTGTTGACACTGAAAACCTTATTGGTCGTTGTGTTGTTGCAGGCAATGTACGTCGTTCTGCTGCTCTTGCTTTGGGTCAGCACGATGACATGCAATATCTTACAATGAAGAACGATCAAGAGAAGCTATACTCTCATCGCTGGGGATCGAACAATTCTTTTGAAGCGAAGGTTGGAATGGATTACACTTGGCACGCTGAGCAATCACAAAAGAATGGAGAGCCCGGCTACATTTGGCTTGAGAATGCAAGAACTCGTGGACGAATGAAGGACGGATATCGTGACGATGATCTTAAGGTTATGGGCTTCAATCCATGCGTTGAGCAGCAATTGGAAGATGGCGAGCTTTGCTGCCTTGTGGAAACTTATCCCGCTAAGCATGATACATACGAGGATTATCTGAGAACCCTAAAAATTGCATATCTTTATGGAAAGACCGTAACGCTTGCAAATACCCATTGGCCGGAGACCAACGCTCTTATGCTTAAAAACCGCCGAATCGGTTTGTCCCAAACCGGCGTGGTCCAAGCTTTCAATAAGTTTGGACGTCGTGAGTTATACAAGTGGTGCGACAATGCTTATGAATTTGTTAAAGAGCTTGACGAAGAATATTCAGACTGGCTTTGTATTCCAAGATCGGTTCGAACAACTTCAATCAAGCCATCGGGCACCGTGTCGCTGCTTAATGGATCAACTCCGGGCATCCACTTCCCAGAAGACGAGTACTACATCCGTCGCATTCGCTTTGCGAAGGACTCTCAGCTTATCCAGCCGCTTCGTGAGGCAGGTTATCGCATTGAGGAGGACAAGTACTCTCCAAACACTCTTTGTGTTGAATTTCCGGTAAAAGAGCCACACTTTGTGAAAGGAAAGCGTGACGTAAGCATGTGGGAGCAGTTGGAGATTGCCGCTCAATATCAGCACTATTGGGCCGATAATTCAGTATCAATCACCGTTACATTCAAGCCCGAAGAAGCACATCAAATCAAAGATGCATTGGAGATGTACGAGACTCGTCTCAAGGCCGTATCTTTTCTTCGCTATGAAGAAACCGGATACGAGCAGGCTCCATATGAGCCAATCACCAAAGAACAATACGAGGACATGATAAAAAATGTCACCCCAATCCAACGAATTGAAACAAATGAAGGCGGAACGGGAACCAAGTTTTGTTCAAATGACACTTGCGAAGTATAGGAGGATAAATGTCATTAATACCAGAAAACCGTCATCTATTGGTTAATCCAATTGAAGAGCCAGTCTCTCAAAACCACGACAGAGTTCAGCTATTAATGCCCGACGACTTCAAACCACCTCAATCACTCCATGTAGTGTGCGAGGTGGTGGCCATCGCCAAGGACTCCAAGTTCTATGGCGAGGTCGTTGATCGTATTGTAACTGAAAGAAGAATGCTTCAAGAAATCAAAATTGAGGGTGAAACTTACTATTTAGTGTTAGAAAATTATGTTTTTGGGAGAATAACATGAAATTAACAAAAAAACTTATCGAACGAATGGTAAGAGAAGCCGTCAAACAGTATGCTGTCGATCCAGATCAATTCTTTACAGTAAGTCCCAATGATCCGCAGTATGCTAAGCTTAAGGACCTTGCTAAAACAGACCCAAAGACAGCAAAAGAATTAGGTTATACTCCGGAGATCACAGGTGATGAAAGAATCTTTGGTTCAACCGGTGACCCTATCATGCGCTTCATCATCAGCCGCAGCGAGAGTCTAGACAGCGAACCAGATGAATTTGATCTACAGATGAACTTTATGATGGCTCTTAAAGAATTGTCTGAAAAGATGAAAGAATTGCTGAGAACCGGAAATGACGAAGACTCTAGATTGTTTTATACCTTTGCTGATAATCTTTATCACAAGCTGATTAACTTAACTTACGAAGGCTATGATGATGGAGTTATTCCGTCGATGCAGAAAGCAATCTTTGTTAAATCGCCAAAGATTGTTAAAGCATTCAAGAGAAAGCACCCAGAGGCCTATGCCAAGGTTATTAATGCTGTAAAAGAGATACAATAAGTGAAAGTAACAAAAAAACTTATTGAGCGGATGGTTCGCGAGGCAGTTAAGCAGTACGCTGTTAACACAGACACCCCGTTTCGGCCGGCCGTTGGAAGCTCCGGATACGAAAAAATGAAAAGCCTTGCAACTGTGGATCCAAAAATGGCATACGAATTGGGCTATTCTCCGGAGATTGATCCAGAAAAACCAGAGCGTACGTTTTCCGAACCTCTTATAGAGATTGACCCCATATTGAATTGGTTCTATGAGCTTTATTATGACGACTCTGTAAAGTATCGCAAAAACAATTTTATACCAGCCGCCTATTGGAAATTATCGCATATTAACAATCTGTTGCTTAAAAAAGTTGACTCAAATAACAAGGCGCTTTGGAATCCGATCTATCAGGATTTGGTAGATGAACTGGGTTATTTGTTTTACAGAGATGAATTCGAAAAGGATAACAAAACACTCCGCCAAACAAGAACACCCGCTGAGGCTCTAATGAAAAGCGAGATGCCTGAGATAATTCAAAAATTTAAAAACAAGCATCCAAATGTGTACGATTATTTAGTTAAAAAACTTTAGGAGATTATATAAATGAAATTAACAAAAGAAACCTTAAAACAAATGGTAAACGAGGTCCTCAAAGAGAATCACGAGACAATGCTCTTGGAATCTCCCGAGACCGACAAAGAAGTTTTGACAGAAGAGGTGGTTGAAATTGAAGCACCAGATTCTGTTATTGAAGCAATGCAAAAGGCATCCGAACATCCAAATAAAAAAATTAAATTTGTTCGGAGGTCTAAGTGAATTCAATCTATTTATACAACGATAATATCGGGCGAGTTGATTTAATCGATCACATGGGGGATGACCTCACGATCGTAAACTCTGCCCGAGTTTCTTTCGGGGTAACCAAAGATAAACTTGACAATCGAGACAAGAAACTTATCAAATACTTGGTTAAGCACCGTCACACATCGACCTTCGAGCACAACGTCGTTACTTTTCGCTTTGTCGTTCCAATGTTTGTGCGATCTCAGCATATGCGTCATCGAACATGGTCCTATAACGAAATATCACGCAGATACACAGATAAGGACCTTCAGTTTTACACACCGGCGTCATTTCGAACGCAGCACGAAACGAACAGGCAAGCATCGAATCTGGATGAAATAAATCCTGTCATCGTTCCTGATCTCGCAGACTTTGGTGAGGGACGGAGAGCAAATATGGCTGTTAAAGCACATGTCATGAGTTCTCTAGAACTATTTAATACATTGATGAGTCGAGGAGTGTGTCGTGAGCAAGCGAGAATGGTTTTACCGCAAAATCTTTACACCGAATACTACGGCACGGTCAATCTTAATAATCTCCTTAAGTTTATTGGCCTCCGCAGTCACGCCGGCGCTCAATGGGAGATTCAACGAGTCGCAGAAGCCTGTTTGGAAATTGCGACAACGCTTTGGCCGGAGGCTGTGGGAGCATATAGACAAAATGTCATATCATAAATTAGAACCTAAGTTTGAAATTGGAGAATTAGCCTTATATGTTGAGTACGGTGGATCCACAATCTTCAGTGCCGATACTATTGAAAAAATGGCAGTCATTATATCTGGACCTAATTATGGTATGTCCATGACTTATGAGGATTGGGAAGTTATCGATGAGCCTTTATTTGATATTTTGTGCGATGGTCGACTTCAAAAAAATGTGCCTCAAAAGTTTTTACAAAAGGTTCCCAAGAAATGAAGCTATTGATTGAAAATTGGCGTAAGTTTTTAAAAGAGTCGCAAGATTCCGATCTTGCTTACGACTACATTTATCGATACGAGGATCTCAGAACTTCTTTTGCCGAGAAGATCTCTGAGATCCTTTTTGTGTATCAAGGAAAGAACTCAATCTCGCAGACT